TTGCATTCGCTTCGTTAATGATCGCGGTTAGCGCCGTCGGAATATTCACCGCCGACCAGTTTTTATCTGTCAAAATGCACTTTCTTTTCAACCAATCCTTTTCGCCTTTGCATAAAACAGTTACGAAATTGAAGTCATTTTGAATTTCATCAATCACTCCCGACCACAAAACAAAATCTTCGCCGTTTTCAATCGAGCAAAGTTCCACCTTCTTAAACTCCACAATTTCCGAAATTTGCGGATCGAATAGATCGAGCGAAAAACTCATGTCGCCGGACTCCACCAGATCGCTCGTGAAGCTAACATTTTCGGGGTTGATGAACTGAGCAAGCGGATTCTCAAAGTCATCTGAAATTTTTATTACTAAGTCCATTTTATAAAAGTTTGGTATTGTACCACTCTATTTCAATTGTGGCCTTTGATTGGTCATCAATATCGAAATCGTCACCGGTTAGTACAAAAATATTTGTGCCAGAATTTACAAAAAGCCAGTTCGAACCAGCCGCCCGATCCGCCAAAACATTCACTCCGTTCAGCGTCGCCACATTCTGATCCGTATCAATTATCAAAACATCATCAGCGACCATTTCCATCGTAAACTCAAAGTACTTGCCAGTCGTAAGGTTGAAAATTTTTGGATTTGAAATCTCGCCGGTGACGGTGATTTTTGCCGGTGCCGCGAAATTTCCCGAATTTACACACTCGAAAGAATTGATTGCGTCATCGAGCGCGAAAGGAAGCTCAACCGGCAACACCACCCCTCCCCAAACGCCATAAATTCCACTTTCAGACTCCATTTCTTTCGAAAGAATTAGTGGACTGGGCGCGTATAATTGCAGAAAAAAGTTTATAATTGCGTCGCCGCGCTCATGTTCATATTCGGGCAATTCATAAACCTTCGCCCAAATAAACCACTCCGTTCCGTCGTCATCTGTAAATTCTAGCTTTTTCAACTCATTTGATTCCGTCGGAAAAGCCTCAATCAAAAACAAATTCGCAATTGTATTCCTGATTGTGCCGCGATCCGCCTTTGCCGTGTCGAAAATCTCTCCTCTTATTTGAATTAGCCGCCCATCGGCGAAAGTTGGCCGCGAAATCGCGCCGTGGAAATCTTGCCGCGAAATTTGGACATTGCGAACCGCCGGAGTCGTCCAAAGAATATCAGCATACCAGCCAGCGGCCCGCCCCTCGGCCGCCGTGTAGGGTATCGCCACCCCATCGTAGATAAAGTTTTTGCCAAGCATATTTTTATTTTATCTGATTTACCGCCTTATTCATAGCCGCCTGAACATCTACATTATTGGCGTTGTTGTTGACGATGTTCACATTTGTACTCACCGTGCTCGCGGCCGAAGCGCGTGAGGCGGCGCTTGCTAATTCATTTAATCGGATTTGTTCTTGTTGAGCGTTTTGAATCACCGTAATCAGCTCTTGAGTACGAGCAATCACTCTGTCGACGCTTTCTAATTGAGCTTGTTCAGCTAGATCAATATATTCTTGAGTACGAGCAATCACTCTGTCGACGCTTTCTAATTGAGCTTGTTCAGCTAGATCAATATATTTTTGCTTTGTCGCCAACAATTCTTCCTGTTGAAGTCTTACGGTTTCAACCTCTTGATCGAGAGCCCCGATTGTCGAAGCGTTTTTCAGCACCCCCAATTGCTCATCTTGCGTCAAATCTCCAAAACCTAATTCTTTTAAAATACGCTCTCTTTCTTCGGCGCTTACTATTTCCTCTCTTGTCGCAAGCTCCAAAAGCTTTCTTTTTTTCTCTAAATTCTCTTGATCTTTGCCCTCTTGAATCGCTAAAAATTGCGTTTGAATTTCGATAATTCGTTTCTGTTTAGCGATCTCGGCGTTAATTTCAGCCTCCTTAGTTTTAATCGCATCCTCAAGTGCGAGCTTGTTTTGTTCAAACTCACTAAGCGTCGCCCTTCGTTTCGCTTCTTCAAATGCCGCCAAAGCCTCTTTTCCGGCCTCATTACCTTCGCCAGAAATCGAAGTTAAGTAAGCTTGAATCTCACCTCTTTCATTCGTAATAGCCAAAATCTCGGCCTCAAGCTCTTTAATTTTCTCTTTTGCTTCAATCTCATCTTCCGTTTTCCTTATTTGATCCTCTCCATTTTCAACCAATCGCGCTTGAATTTCCGCAAGGTCTTTTGATAACTCCTTTTTTTCTTGAATTAAATCCGCCTCTTCTTTTAAAAGTTCCGCGTCACGCTCGCCAGCTTCAACAACAAAATCGTTTGTTTTTTCCGCTGAAAAGTTTTGAAGCTCGAGATTTAAAGCCTCTTGTTTTTCGGTAGCCTCAGCGATTGAATCAACAATATCCTGATAAAAATCTATAACATCGTTACGAAGCTTTTTAGCCTGAGAGTTTGAATCTTGTAACGCTTTTTCAAAATCATTTACCGCCTTTTCTGCTTCTTTGGCTTGCTTTTCGGCTTCCGCTAGAGCTTTGGACGCTCCACCGCCGCCGCCACCACCGCCGCCGGACGGTTTAAAACTTCCCGCGCTACTCGCCGCCGCCGCAATTTCGCTATTGGCTTTTTTAAACGCCGCCGCAATATCATCGCCCTCTTTTTTCACTCCAAATAAAAATCCTGATTGCAAGGCCGGAAGAGCTTTACCATTCGTTTCAATCGCGCCCAAAGCTTTAGCGATAGCATTTGCGGCTTTTTGCAAGGCTGGAAATCTCGCGACGATACCATCAAGCACGCCCTGCACCGCATTCACACCAGATTGTACCCCTGCCGCGCGAATAGCTCCTTCGTTTGATCGCAATGTAGCAGTTACCGCCCCCGCCAAATCTTGCGCGGCCGAAGCCGCCTCAGCTTCCTTTTCACTAACACCGGCGGCCCATAACAATCCGAATACAGCACCGCGATCACCAGCTTGAACCGCGCCAGACAAAAGAATCCCCAAACTTTCCCCTGTCAAATTTTCCACCGCCGCCAAAGTTTCAACTTCTTCCCTCGTAAAGCCAAGCCTAAACCCTAGCCCATAAGCCGCACCGATACCATCAGTTTCAGCCGCCGCAGAAACTAAAGTTCCTTTTGCTGATTTTGTGAAAGACTCAATATCAACACCAGCATCCTCCCATTGATCTGATAGCTCCGAAACCGCTTGATCAACAGCTTTTTCCAAACTAAGCCCTCCTTTTTGAAACTCTTCAACAAGTTTATTAAATTGACCGCTAAGCTTTGTAAATGTCGGCAAAAGGCTTTCAGTTGAAGTATTAAGCCTTTCAATATCGTCGGTACTCGGCCGAACAATCGCACCAAAGAAATCTAAACTGCCGGTGATTTCTTTGATTTTTTGATCGCTGGCGCCGAAAGCCGAAAGCATTTCAATCGTTTGTGTTCTCAATTCTTCAACCGAAACCGTAAGCGAATCAAAAGCCGCGTTCGAATCTCCGGAGCCAAAAGCGAAGCCGTTTGTTTTCAACCCAACATCAACTAACTTTTGTGAAGCATCTACAACCTTTTGCAAAGCCCTAGAAAAAACCTCGGTTTGACTCGCTGTATTAACCGAAGCTTCGCCGATTGTTTGTAAAGTTTCGTTTAAATCGAGTAATGAGTTTTTGTATTCTTCGTTTTTTTCTCTCAAGTCCAAAACCGCAAACGCAAGCACCCCCGCCGCCGCTGTAAACGCTACGAACGGATTTAAGAGGCCTAAAGCAACAGTTCGAAGCGCAACCAAAGCTTTCACGAGCGCGTTTGTTGGCGCCGCCGTCCCCGCCACCACCGCCTTGTAAGCTACGAGGCTTCCGGATAAAGAAGTGAAGCCTTGCGCGATTCCCAACAAAAACTTTGCCGAAAATGATGAGGCGAGAGCAATGCCCACGGCCTTAATGATTTTAATGAACGGCGTGAATTGATTTGTGGCCCCACCGATAGCCTCAGCGAATCCCAAGAAAAACTCACCGGCGGGAATTGCCACATTTTTCAAAAAGTCGCCGACTCGGATTTTTAAGTCGTTCCATCGCGCCGATTGTAGCTGTAATTGACTTTCTGTTGTCGCATACCGTCTTTCAGCTTCCGTTGTCAAAGCGACATTTTCTTCGAAAGCGGTGTTTGCCGTGTCGATTGATCGAGTCAGTAAATCTCCCGCCTCCGAAACCGAAAGAAACGCTCTTTGCAACCTCACATCTCCCGAAACCAACTCCTCTAAAACATTCGAAGCCTGATCCCCTGAGCTAGACAAGCCTTTAACAAACAAATCAAAGCCCTTTACTGGATCAGCTCGCCAAGTTTCTGCAAATTCTTTGGCCGACAATCCGGATAAACTGGCGAAGTTTTGAAGCTCTACCCCGCCATTCACTACCGCATCATTAATAGTAAGCAATGTCTTTTGAACCGCCGTCCCACCGGCTTCCGCTTCGATACCTACCGAAGTAAACGCCGCCGAAATCGCCGCAATGTTGGCTTGACTAAGCCCGACGATCTTACCACTACCGGCGATCCTATTTGAGAAATTCAAAATTTCCGTTTCTGTTGTCGCAAAATTATTGCCAAGCGAAACAATCGCCGAAGCTAAACGCTCGACTTCCGAAATCGGCGCCTGATAAATATTTGCAATCCTCGCAAATGAGGTCGCGGCCTCCTCCTCGGTTAAGTTTGTAGCGGTGGCGATTGCGGCGATGGATTTGGTAAACTCCAAAATGTCATTTTTTTTGATACCCAATTGACCAGCAAGCTCACCGATTCGCGCTAACCCCTCCACCGGTACAGGAATTGTTTTTGCCAATTCTCTAAACTCATTTGATAATTGAGCAAATTCCTCCTCCGTTGCATCAACAGTTTTCACGATACCGGTGAAAGCGCTTTCAAAACTGATTGCCGCATTTAATGAATCCTTTAAAGCTTGCCCGAATTTTTGGATCACATAAAATCCACCAAAAACCTTCAAAGAATCCCGAATTATTCCGTTTAAACTAAAGAAAGATTTGCCGGTATTATCCGCATCTTTTTGCAAATCTCTCAACGCTTTACTTGCGACATTTTTGCTATCCTGTAGCTGTCTAATATCAATCCGCGCCTGTATTTGACCCAAAGTATCTCCCTGCTTTTTAAAGTCGGCGAGTCGGCGCTTCGCCGCCTCAATGCTCGTTTCAAGTTGGGCGATTTCGACTCTCAATTTTACTTGGCCGGTTTGATTTGCCGTCTTTTTAAACCCTTCCAGCTTCTGAATTGCTTGCAAAGTTTTCGCCTCTAATTGGCTAATATCGACGATGATTGAAGCTTTAAATTCCTCGTGAAAATCGGGCATTTTATTGGGTTTTATTTAGTTTTTCCTTTGCGATCATTCGAGCCTCCAAATCTCTTGCCATTTTTAGCGCATCCTCATCACTAAGCTCTTTTCTTGATTCTTCCATGATTGAATTAGAGAAATTTCTTTGTTTACCCGCCGGTGTAAGCTCGTTCATATTCCAGATAATCCCCGCTATTATATAATTTATTTGCTCCCAAGTCATTTCAAGAAGTGATTCGAGGGTTTCATTTGTCTTTTCCATCAAAAAAGCGATAAGGGCATTCGATGGCGTTTGCACGCCTCTTTGATTTTTCATCTTCTTAGCCTCGCCGTCTTTCACAAAATACCCTTTGCAGTAAGTTGAAAAAATAAAACTCGAAAGCTCCAATATTTTTTCTTGCGTTAATTGTTCAAACAATTCCCTCGAAAACTTCGAATCTTTTTCCGCGCAATTTTCCAAAAATTCAAATAGCCAGTCGTCTAAACTGCCAGCACGCTCAATTTTATCTTTCGTTATCAGTATCTCACGCAAAGACCCTTGTTGATAAAAAAAGAAAGTCTTAATCGGCTCTCTTTCCTTGCCTAAAAACTCTAATTCAATTTTGTATTTCTTGCGGATAATCTCTATCATAAACAAATTTTACACAAAAAAGGGAGGCTAAACAACAGCCTCCCTTCGTCTAAATTAAGCCTAAAACTAAAGAATCTCGTTTTGGATAATGTAATTTGAGCCTTTATTACCTTCGATCACAAAAGTAGTACCGACCAAATCACCAGCCTCTACAACATCCAAAGCCTCAAGATTGTAAGTTCCTTTAAAACTCGCATCGTCAAGAATGAAAATCCTTGTGTTGCTGTCTTCTGGATCAGTACAAGTAATTTTTGCGTAAATTCTAGGTACTTCCGTGAAAGTAAGCGGGAAAGTCAAATCTTCACGAGTATTCGGCGTGTAATCGTAGTTGATGGTGATGGTTTGGGCGAGAGTGGTGAGAGTGCCGCCGCCAGCTACCGTGTTCAAAACGATACCATAAATCCCATTTACTTCAGTAACAATGAAATCATCGTTGACAGTCAAAGCCCCATCCGTGCCACCTGTTACAGAATTGACTACTAAAGCCGCACCGCTTCCGTTTTGATTTGTAATTGGGTAAAACTTCCCAGCAACAAACGGATTAGCGATTACTTGAGTTGCGCCGGCAACAAGTGCGCCCGCAACATTCGCCGAAGTCCCACCAAGCAAAAGCTTAATAAGATCACGATCAGCATTTTCCAAAAAGCTTCCTTCGAAGCGAACTTCCGGAATATACCCCTTAAATACAGTCCCGGTATCATCGGCTTTAATGTCTACCGCTTGCGCAGTATTGTCAAAACCTGCAACCAGTCCGCGTACAGAACCAACGCGAACAAGAGAGCCGGGCGTTGCTTGTGGCGCGACCTCCAAAATGCCCACAAACTTACTAAGTGCCTTGTCATTTATAGCCGCCATGTGCGTATTTTTTTAAAAATTAAATCCTCTCAAATTTGAGAGTTTTGCGCTTCTGATATGCTTTACACACATCTTCAGCCACTTCAATCGTAGCTCCTTCATCATACCACTCCCCTCGAAAACTTTGACGAATCAGGAAAGTAAGCCTAAATTTAGCGTCTTTAGACTCGACGATTTGAGTGCTATTCTCGGTTTTTTGTGAAGGCGCTTGCGGCCTTCGGTGTTTTTTGCTTTCCATATTTAAACTTTAACAAATAAAAAATTTTTCGGCAATGGCCTAAGTTGTTTTTTTAAATTCATATTCTAAAACCGACCAATACATCCCATTCTTCAACATCTCCTGTCCATTGAAATTGTTTAAAAGCGAAACGGAATAATAATTTTGATTGTTCAATCTTTTCACCCCTTCGAATAAGGCAACGATCAGCTCAACTAAGCTCAATAATTGAGTTTTATTTGAATCGTAAACGAAGAATTTAAATCTTGAATGATCCGAAACCATATCTCGCCGTCGATCAACTTTTGCAAAAACAATGTAAGGGCCGGACTGCTCATTTAAAGGATTGTCAATAAAAACTCTCGTCGAAACAATCGCCGCAATGCCCACATTTCCAATTATCGCCAACCTTATATCTTCTTCAATCATGGGTAAATTTTAACAAAAATTCGATCAAAGATATACCCGCGCTTGCAAAATTTTTGCGGAAATTTCGGATTGCTGATCTAAAATCGACCTCTCGATCCATTTTTGGCCGTGTCCGGTGTAAATGATCGGCCGACTCGCGCCGGATCGTTTATGATAATTAAAAATTTTACCCTGCACCCCCTGGTCGACATAAACCGCGTAATGCACTTTATTCGCGCCCACATCCACCGAAAGAATATTTCCTCGATCAATAACTTTATCCGTGCCAATAGATTTATCCAGCTTGCCGGTATCGACCGCAACCAGCTCATGCATTTTAGCCTCAACACCCAAAGCCGCCTCAAAAAGCTTCTTTGAGAGACTTAATTTGAATCGTCGAACCTGATCTTTAAGCGAAATTACTGCCATTATGTTTGTTCTTCCAGATAATAAACGACATGATGAATCGCGGAGCTATCACCCCTGATCTCATGCTTTTTAGTAATCAAATAAGTTTTCCCGCCAACTACCGCGCGATCGCCCCGATTCGCTCCATTATATTGCGGCTCCATCAATATCAACCAATTTTCTTTTTCAGATTGGTAAGAGCCAGCATTTCGCACAAAACTCGATTGATTTTGATTATTCATGAGTCGGCATTTCACGCCGTTGTAAATCACCACCGCCGTCTTTACCTGCTCGCCAATATTCGAACCGGCTCGATCGGCAACGGTTATGGCTGAAATCGTCACCGTATCCTGTAAAGCATCCTTAAAGGCCATTTTTTAGTATGTTATCCCCGCCGAATTATTCGACCACGGCATAAGCAATCTTCTTGCCAGCGGCGGCATATTTATTTTCAAATCATCCGAAGACGAGGAGGCTTTCTTTTGCTTATTCTTCGAATAACTCGACGAACTCCAAGTTTCGCCGACATCGGCATAACCTGTTTCAGCAACGGCATCCCCCTTTAAAATTAAATCACTAGTGATTTCAATGTGTGCTCTGATTACATCTTCGGGCAAGTAAGACGCTTCATCCTCATCCTTAATCGGGAAAGCCAAATATTGATCCTCCGCATATCTATCTTTCGCCAAAACCCTCACATAAGAATCCAGAATCGCTTCCGCTCTCAAAGCGTAAGGCTTCCAATCGGCCTCAATCATTGTGCGTTGTGCGGCTACCGGCGTGTGCAAATTAAAAAGTGCGATAGTGCTGTATGTAACCGTTGTGGGTAAGGCCATTTTAATATTTTAAGTATTTTCAGTTTCAAGATAATCTTTCAATTTATTCCTGATTTTATTTGGCACCGGTATTCCTAAATAATGCAGATTTTCAATTAAGCTCAACATTTCATTCGCCGCTATGTATGCAACTATAGCATATTCCAGCCAAGCAAAATTGAAAAGCTCCACGCCAGAATGGTTAAAGTATCGTGTCATTTGATGGGCCGCGACCATGAGCAACATATAAAGCAAAATCTTAGGAACGCTTCGAAAACATTTCCGCGAAGAAAGCTCTTTTTTTCGATAAGCCACCATCACACCAGTAATCAAATCAATAAAAGTCAAAATCAAAACTACTTGCCAAGCAATAGCGTTTGAGCCGAAAAGCGAAAAAACAACGCCGCCGCAAGTGGCTAATACGATCTTTTGCAAAAAGGCGGTACATAGCGATTTTATGAGCTCAAACAACATTTTTATAAGGGGTAAATAATAAGGTGTTTATACCACAAACAGATCCCTTTTAAAAGGTGAGCCTTTTGCAAATACCGCGCCGCTTGAAACGACCGCCTCAATCACGCCCTCCGAATCTTTAATTTTTGTGAGCCCTTTGATCGGAGCCCCTGCTTGCCAATTTTCGCTGTAAGGGTAGGCCAAGCCGTCCTCATCTAATTTCGGCGATCTTGTCTTTCTTGGCTGTATAGAATTGCGCTCAATATTTAGCAAAGCTCTCAAGTCAACAAGCGTTTCTACAGGCGATCCCGCAATGGCCGCAATGTCCGCCTCTCCACAATAAAAAGTGCTATGATCCAAGTCGTTATCGCCAAGATTTGAGGCCGTATCAATAAAGATCGCGGGGCCAGTTTGCATATCATAGATGTTATTTCGAGCTATCGCGCCGTTGCCAAGACCAGCCGCGCCGTCGTCGGTGTTTTGCGTTAAATCGAGCCCCTTGCCACCCCTGCCGTTTTCAAAAATATGATTGTTAAACCATCGCGTCCGACGCATCCCCTTTGTTTTCATGTGAGCTAATCGCGCACCTTCAATGTAATTGTTGTATGAATAAGAAGACGGATCGGCGGTGTCATCGCCCTTAATTCCGATCCCATAAGCCCCTTCGTATGATTTACAATTTTTCATGGCATGTCGCTTTTCATTTCCGATAAAAATCATGTGCGTTTGCGTAGTGCCAGCGACTCCGAAATATTTTCCGTCCTTAATTATCGGGCCGTCGATAGTCACGAAGGAATAGCTATTGGGCTTGTGTTCAGTTGAAAACGGCGATTCGTCACCAACCTTAATTCCATATCCGGTAATCGCTCCCCGATTGATCTGAATCGCTCCAATATTAATTGCGGCCTCAACTCCAACGCCAGCGGATCCAAGCGGTGAGCGCACATAAATATCGCCAGCCAAACCAGCCCCAATCGCTCCGGAAGTATTAATCGCACTACCATCCTGAACATTTACAGATCGCGGGTTTAAAATGTCAATTGTCGCCCTCGAATAAGTAGAAGGAACGGCGGCGAGATTGAAACTACTATGCACAATATGATTTGCATCTGAATTTGTCGTACCACATCGGTAAACATAATTATTGACCGTAATTAGATTATAAGTGCCGCCAATAACGAAGGTTGCACCGTTTGAGTCGCCGCTTGAAATAAAGAATCCTGCTTGCGCAACCCCTCTTAGAGTCACCGCCGCATAACAAGCCACCGAACTCGTCGGCGAAGTATAGACAGCGCCGCCCAAATTCATATCGATAGTGCAACTATCTTCCATAATAATCCCGCTGGATCCTGCATTTCCATTTATCACCCCAAGATCAACCGAACCTCTACAATGCGATCTTCTCACAATGCTATTTCTCACCGCCGCACGGTTTTCAAAAATATAATTACAAATTCCCGCATTTGTGCCCTCAATACGATCCCACATATCAAAGAGCACCGCGCTCGCCGTATTAATAAAAACCAACCTTGTTGCGTCGCCGCCGTTCAAAATTAATTGCTCATTATCCCTAACCCCTTCCCACTTTGCAAAAGTAATGCCCTTCGAAATATTAAGATAAGTCGTCGCCCCACCTGGTAAATATGGAGTACTCGCCGGTGCAACATAAATTACATCGCCCGCAACAGCTTGATCATGGGCATATTGAAGCGTTAAATATGGCGCGATCGTCGAGCCGTTCGCTGGATTATCGGCGGCGCTAGGGTGACTTTTATCTACATATTTATTCGCCATCTTTAGATTGTTACAATAATATTTTCGCGATCATCCGCGAACTTCTTCACCAAAGCCTTTTCCGTTCGCAATATAAAACCTTTCGCCTCGACAGCAGATTTTTGCTTCCAGCTTAATTGCACCTCAAAAACCCCAAACTCACTATCCTCATCAAAACCGTCAACCTGCTCGATATTTTCTAGCGCCCAATCGTAGCATTGCGACGAATCCGGTTGTCGAGCAACAATTTCGTCGTAAGCCGTTTTCGACATTCCAAGAAATTCTGGTTGTGGATTTTCGTTTGTCATAATTAAACTAAAGGCTCTTGCAAGCCAATATTAGGAAAACTAAATGGGAAATTTATTAAATGATCTTCGGGGAAAATTCCTTTCTCAATACCGATCAACTCATTCGAAGATAGCGCGCGATCGTAAGTGATTACCGGCCCATAAAACTGAAACGCTTCAATATCAAGCCCGACATCACCGAAAATAAACTCAATTTCAGTATCCGGCTCAAAATCAACATCGTGAGTTTCTGAAATAATATCAACAGGGGTGGCTCCCTCTAAACAAAGATTAAGATCGCCTTCACCCGCACCGCTTGAAACAATTTTTAGCCAGTTGATTTTAGAGGCGGCGATTTGCGCGGCCCATTCAACAGTTCGAACATTGCCAGCGCTATCGCTCGCAATAAAGGATATTGCACCATTTTTATCATCATTTTCATTTAAACAAAGTCGAAGGTGGCGATTAATACCATCATCCGCATTCAAAAAGTAATTCCTTTTTGTACTCTGCACAAAATTAATGGGGATAATAATTGTAAATTCACCAGCCAAAAGCGGGAAAAGGCCGCCAAGATTGCCCATTTCGGCAGTATCGCCAATCGGCAAATATACCCCGAATCCCGCTTGTGTATTGCTTTGCCTTTGCATTCTTTTTAATTTCGGTGTAATTCAATTCGACAATCGGCCGCGTTTGCTGAACTGGTATGAAGAGTCGGCGTTGTTGAAATCCCCATTTGCAACCCTACAGAAAAGAATAATTGACCTTCGGGAAAATCCGAAGCTAAAATGTGACGGCTTGAATTGCCAGGAATAAAGAAAACCTTGTCGCCGGAAGCATGATCCACAGCGGTCACAGTAGTAATAAGTGCGGCAAGTGAATTTTTCAAAATCAAATAAACAGCGGTAGCATTGGTGTTGTAGATAGAAATCTTGCCAACAGCAACAGGGGCCGCCTTTACTTCCGTTATTGCCGCCGGTGCCGCCCAAAAATCTTGCACCGAAGAATATTCCAAATCGTTAATCAGCTTGCTCTTTATTCGAGCGATATTGTTTGCGTTGTCGATATAACCTGAAATTAAATTCGCTAAAATATACCCAAGACTTACGCTAATCAAGAAAGTAGCAGTATCAGAAACGCCAGCGTCGGCCTTTTTACCAATCCAAAAACCGGTTTCATGATCTAAAATGAATTGACCATTTGCAGTCAAAAGATCGCCATACTTAGCAACCTTTGTAGCCAACGGCGCTTTTGACCAAGATTTTTTAACATCTTCATTCAAAGCCACCTGAGTCGTCAAAGTCGTACCAGTTCCGAATACAAAAGAGCTATCCAAGTGATAACCAACGGCCTCACCTAGGGCGTTTTGAATATTTCTGTAACCCACATTACCAAAAATTATAGTACCAGCGGCTTGACCTGCATCAACGGTTTTTACTCCAGCATTCAAATAATAAAAGGGAATTGCATGATCCTCAATTTCTTGGCTTATATCGCTTGCCGAATCATCGACAGATAATCTATTTTGTGGGTTTTGATCTTCGTCCATCTGAATCTTGTTTAAGAATTATTTTTTTGGTCGCCCTCTTTGCTTTTTCGGAGCCTCAGTAGGTTCACCTTCACCTTCACCTTCACCTTCACTTTCACTTTCGTCATCCATACCAGCTAAGGGGTCAACTTCTTCACCATCAGTTTCATCAGTTTCATCAGTTTCATCAGTTTCAACTCCCTCATCATTCTCGCCGCCAGTTTCATCAGTAAGCTCGCCATCTTCACTATCATCGTCTTCATTTTCAGGCTTTTGATCGTCATCATTTTCACCGCCAGCCTTTTCCGCTTCAATCGCCGCTAACCTTTCGGCCTCAGCTCTTTTTGCTCTTTTTAATTCTTCCGCTTTCTTTTCCTCAAATTCCACCTCTCGATACATGTCCGGCATCATTTCGAAAGCTTCCTCTCTAGTAATTTCCTCGGCCGAAGTTGAATTTGATAAAAGTTCAACAAGTTCAGGGTTTCGCACGCGAACAACAGGCGTAGTAAATCTGAATTTATTAATTCCATTTGAAACCATCGTTCCAACAACCGCCTTATAAAACTTTTGATCGGTACTCATTTTTAAAAAGTTATAATTTATCTACTGAAAATATTAGTTTATTTGAGAAAAAAAGAAAAGAGAGTTTGTTTCCAAACTCTCCAATCTTAACGAACCAAAACCAAACTAAAGACCAAGGTTTTTAATAACCATGTGCTTTGTAGCCGCATTGCGAAGCTCCAAAGTATACTCACCAAGTACACGGCGAGAGTAGTAATCCGCACCTGGTGCGGCCGCATTCTCATCCGTAAAGCTACGAAGTGGCACCACGCCAATATCGTTAGTGTCAACAAGCACTATTTTATCTTTCGGGAAATTTGGATCAACAACAATTTGTGAAATTTGCCCTTGTCCACCAATCGGCAAATCACTAACGAAACTTGTTACATAACTGCCCGCAACCCTTTCATCTCTAGTCACAATTGGATTATTACCAGCGACATTAAATCCGGAGATTTTTCGCGCTTGATTTTCCGCACAAATCAAAGTTCTCATGCTAGTCGCACCGTTTGCGAAACCTTGCTCGAAAGCATCGTTAAGCAATGACGGTGTAATATCAGCGGCTGACGCATCAACTTGATTACCACTCGCCGCCTCCAAAATAGCAAGAATCCCATCCATGGAACCAGGGTTGCTACCGTCACGAAGAACTTTGCGGCCATAAATGATCGCATTATTCATTTCGTAAGCAAGATCCATCAACTGCCGTTTCACTTGATAATTTAACGCGCTCTCGATTCCGTAGATTTTTACCGCTTCGGAAGTTTTAGAAACTTTTGCAGTTCGATCAAAGATTTGAGTGTAGTTAAATTTGGCAGTTGGTTCATAACCGCTATCAGCACTTGGATCAGAACTTTCGTTCTTTGGAGAGCCGATAAGGAAAGCAACATCGGTGGCAACCAACTGAACATCGGTAGAACCTGCATAAACAGTCACCGCAAGATCGGTGCCATCAGTAACCGAAGTCACACGCAATTGAACAGTTTTAGACGCGCCAAGGGCACTTCTAAAACCAAAAACCATGCCAGCCTTAACACCGGAAGTGCTTGTCAAAACAAGCGTACCACCGGCAACATTCCGCGTAGCATTTACGGTGAATGCTTGTGGGGCCGCAAGATCTTCCAACCATTCATGCTTAGTAGCCTTCGCCACAATCGGTTGACCATCAAGCCCAATAAAGGGCGTGCCAACAAGTGAAGCCATGATCGGAATGTTTTTCATCACGATTTCAAACGCTCCTGATAGATCCCGAACTGAATTAACATAATCGTAACTTTCTTGTTTTCCAGCCATATAAAGGTTTTTTTAAATTTTACAATTAAAACCTTCAAATTTCTTTACTTTATGACAGGCGCATATTTGATCGCGTTCATTGGATTGTTTTGCTCAGCCGCCTTCTTCCTTTCGACCTCATCGTCTTCCGCTCTACCCCCGCCGCTACCGACTGGTGGGTTTGCGTTCGTAGATCTTCCGGTAAATTTAGCTATAATTTTCGGCAACAAATCCTCTTTTTCGCTCAAATTTTTACCTTCCAGCATTTGAGTCACCAGCTCTTTATCTTCCGGTGATTCTATAGCTTCAATTTGTGTCTTAATCCTAGCCTCCGAAGAATTTTTAATTAAAGTAAGTTCTTCCTCTAGGCTTTTCTTTGCCAACTCAAGACCCTCGTTTTTTTTCCTCTCCTCCTCATAAAGCTTCAAGTGCTCACCCTGCTCCTCCAATTTCTTTCTCTCGGCCTCTTGAGCGTCGGCCTCAATTTTGGAAAGCTTTTGCTTGGCCTCATCAGCCTCAGCCTGAGCCGCTTTTCTTTTAGCCCTCTCCTCGCTTAAAGCTTCGTAGGGTACGACCCTTTTGTCGCCACCTCCTTCGCCTTCATCGCCACCATTACCAGCGCCGGCACCAGCCCCAGCACCATTTTTTTGATCTCCACCGGCACCAGCGCCGCCATTTTGATCGCCATTTCCAGCTCCTTCCCCTCCAGCTTGTTCGCCAGCCATATGCGTTTAGTTAAAAAATTTAGCGTGCCAACTTAGCACGAAAGAATAGCAATAAAAATGTACCATATTTAAAAAAAAGGTACAAATTAAAACGACCAGCCCAATATTATTTGCGAAAATCTTAGTAGTAAAATAAACAAAATCCCATAAACCAAAATCGGAATCGCAAAATCCAAACGCGTAAATCGAGCCCTTATAAAGCTATTTTCTTGAATATTCTGGAAGATTTTTCCGATTGTTGTTAGGCCGCCTTTTTCATTCATTTTTTTGATTTGTTAATTAGTAATATTATATCAGATCGACAATTAATATGCATCGGTGGCAACTGATCTTTTTGTAAATCTCTTATTTCACCATCGAGCTCGATACAAATTTGAGTTGTGCGATCATCCAAAACTGAAACATGAATCCCTTTTTTCACGCCATTTATTACAGCCGAAGTAGCCACCGAAACAAATATTGCATTCCAAATAGAATCGCCGACGGTGATAGCCATGATCGTCTTGTTTTTCACGACTCGACCACGACTGTCATAAAAAAGAAGGTCTTTTTTTGAAATCTTCCCACCTTCTTTAAACCCAAACTCTAGCTCTCTAAGTGCTTTTAGCTCCTCTTTTAAAATCAGTTTTTTGGCATTCTCTTCGTAAATCGCAAGCCTTCGGTTTAAGTCGCTTTCAAGTTGGGCTTGTAGGTTTTGGATCTCTTTTTTTTGTGCCGCTGTAATCTTTTTTTTTGCACCAATAAGCAAAAGCGTTTCTTCCGAAAACATTTTGTAGGCCTTGTTGGTGAATTTATCGCTAAAAGTTCGATTAAAAACCTTCAACTTTTCCACTTGCTCTGAAAGCTTTGCTAATTTTTCTTCTTTTGAAAGTCCGGAGGCAACAAGTAGCAAAACAGTTTCTAAAAAGTAATCGTATTTTTGCGCGGCAATCGCTACGGCCTCTTCCTCAAGTTTCTTTTTCCTTTCGTAGGATTTCTTTTGTTCATCCATTGCTCAAATTATATGCCTAATTCCGAATCTTGAACCGTCGCTTTTTCCTTTAAGATAGCCTCCCTTTCCGCTATAGCATCCTCCTCATTCAAATCCTGATATTTCATAATCGCCTTTTTGTTCGAGATAAGACTTGCATTCTGAGCCGTTGCTAACTCTGAGGCCAAAGCGTTCTTATCAACCGGAAAAATTTCCGGCCAAAACAAAATAAAATCTTGTGATTTAAATTTAGGAAGAAACTGAGCCCTAATTTCAGCAACTTGTTTCAAGCCATTTTCAAACTTTGATCTAATTTTTTCGACCTTTTTTAGAAACGAAGCCATTCTGATTTTCTTGGCATCGGCGCTTTCTGCACCGCCTGGGCTCGACAACCCCATAAATTCAACAGGAATTGAAGTAATCGCACAAATTTGACGCAACATGCTATCAATTTGTGTAAAAGAATCTTTAATCAAAGGGTTAGTATTCATAATGTAAGACGGCAAAGTATCGCCGGCCTCCATTCCAATCGCTTTTAATTTTGTAATATCAACTTTGCCTTTTTTGTCAGTTTGAAGCTTGTTTATAGGCAACGCCAAAATTGAAGATAGGTGTTTCAGAAAATTATCCTGAATATTCACCGCTTCAACTTCAATCGAAGAAATCAAACTCCGAATTTTCAATATTTCGGAAGTGCCATAAAGCTTATTATTTACCTTCTTATTATTCACCACCACTAAAGGGCTACGATCAATAGACAACTGCTCAACTTCTTGCATTGCGGAAGTTGCGTAATAAGTAGATAAAGGCACTTGATCACCGTGTATCTCGTTTTTATTGCCTAAAGAAACATAATTAATTTTATAAAGCTTGTTTGTGATTATGTTTTTCTCAATTCTTTGGTCAAGAATATATTGAATCAAATTCCCTAGATCGTCGTAGTCATCCAAATAAGTCAAAACTCTTTGACTTCCGTTGTTGTGCAAAATGTATTCTTGCGGCTGTACAACATCGACGACAAAATCATCCTCAACTAACCGGCAGTTAAAGACGGCATAACCTCCCCAAATAAAAGTAGAAACAAAATCCTCCAAACTTACACCTAAATCATTTTGCGGCTCGCCGACATAATCCGCGAATTTGTCCGCTAAAATCGAAGGTATTGAGTAGGAAATATTCAACAAATTCAACCTTTCAGTAGCGCGAATATCAAGACTTCCACCATCAAAAAACTGATCAAAAATAAATTTAGTTTGCGGGTGTGTTTTGTCCGCTAAATATTCATCCGTCAGCATCGTACTCAAATTGTCCAAAGCTCTCAACCTCGCCCCCTCCGTAGCATTAACAATTAAAGTCATGTTTTTTTTGGTATATCGGTTTTGATTTTATCTTGATGATGAAGAAATTGCAATCACACAAACCCCTTAATCTGATTAACATTTCTCATCTGCCAAGCGATAGCAATAGCGATCACACGATCGAAATGGTTACTCGCTTCGGGATCAAAATTTTTATATTTCACCTCTCCATTCGTAAAGCTCCTCATTTCCCTAAGCAAAGGTAGCGAGTTGATTTCTATTAACCCATTTTCAAAATCCCGCTTGAACTCAAAAAGCATTAAAGGCTTTGTGTTTGAACCTGTATACCAACCGTATTTATAAACCGGCTTATCGGTTATCCTATCAATCGTTTTTTGCCTGTAAATATCCCAATAATCACAATGTTTAAGCTCATTTATCACGCCAACCCCGATCGAATTGCGCTCCGGTGCCAGCAAGCAATTATCGGCCTTTTTCCCCTCCTCGACCATTAAACGCGCAAGAATATCCGAAGGGCATTGGTTGCTTTCGTATTCGGCAATTTGCTTGCAAGTAGTTACATTGAAAACTTGAATCACCGAACTGTCAATTCCATAACCTTCCGAAACATCGGCCGAAACAACAATATCTTCCCCTTCTTTTTTCTCAGTTTTATACCACCGCTTCCAGTCACCATCTTGCAGGAAGTAATCGGGCTCATCCGGCGAATGAGATTGATACTGTTTCGCTTTAATTTGCGCGATCCTCCGGTCAATAATCTCGATATTAAAGAACCTGTCACCTTCAACAAGGGGCTCATTCATCATTTCTTGCTCATATGTTTTTTTACCGTCGGCGTTACTTGTGCGCTTCAAACTCTCTAAAGATTTCACCCAAAATTTAGAATCAGAAAGTTTAGAATTTATCTCCTCGGCCTCATCGTCGGTTAAAACGAACTTCGAAGGCCAAACAGATTTCCCATCAATCACAACCGGCACATCTTCTACCACAAAAGCGGGATTCTTTTCCGCTGTGTCTAAAAGCCATTGAACTGATCCGGTGTCGCTGATTTTATTGCACAAAATAATAACCTCAGCATCAGCAGAGAGACCAGTCATCAGCTCTTTAATGAAATCAATACTTTTGCGAGTAAGCACCGCTGATTTTTTGGTCGTGTTGTTTTCAAAATCGTCCAAAACATAACAATCCGGCCTGTCTGCATCAAAAACATTCCCGCGCGTAGATTGACGAATCGACTTGGCCACAACCCTCACGCCGTTCGCGGTAACGAAATTCGGAATGCTTTTTTGTTGAGCTTGCCCTTTCTCTAAATCCTTCGAATAAAACAAATTACCGAAATCTTTAACGAGCAATTTGTTTGATTGAAGCCAGTTTGCAATATCGAACAACGCGGCGCGTGAAGCCTCTTTCTCATAACAAACATATGAGATGTAGCTCTTTTTTTTGTAACAGATATTGTGAACAAGCTTAATTTTTGCCAAAGAAGACTTTGCGCTTTCCCGAAAAGCCATCAAAATCAAATAGGTGAAGTGACGGCCGGTGTCGATCCTTCGAAAATTCAAAAGCTTATACCACCGGCGGTGAAAATCCGGCACCGACGATTTAAAAAAATGCGGAAAATAAATTATCGCAAAAAAATAAAGGCTTCGCCGCCCCAACTCTCTTCGTATCACCGGATCTTTTAAATCACTAACTTTTATCATTTATTTTGCTTAAAACAAAAGGCCTCCCCATAAAAGAGAGGCCTTCGAAAATTAGCCCTAAAACTCGTCAACTCGGTAAGTGATAACAACAACCAATTCAGCATCATTCGAAGCGTTGCCGCCATATTCTCCATCTAAATTCACCAAGAAAAGCTCTTCATTGGCGATATTCGCGGAAGTTTGTTTTGCATCCTTAATCGGCACCACATTTATAATGGTGTCGGCTGATTGATCTATAAAGCCAGTCGCCTCAATCGTTTCAGAAATTTGCAAACCGGTACCGCCTTTATACTTGATGGCAAGATTATCGGCGCTCTCGGTTAATACCTCCGTACCCGCAACAAGTCGCAAAGTCGCGCCAAGAAACGAAAGAGCCTTGCCCTCACCAGGTGCGGCCACAAGAACTTTTGGGCTTCCAGCAAGAGCCTTAATCTCGGCCGCCGTCAAAGTAACTTTTGCCGTGTGCAAGCCCAGCCCGACAACTTCCTCTTCAAATTCAATCTCTCGCACCTTAATTTTATCAAATTCGTAAGTTTGCGGTTGTCCAGAATAATCTTTTCTTTGATTAACAACTTTAGTCATGTTGAGTTTTTTATTGAGTAAATCAAAAAAATTATAATCCTTTTAATTTAAATTTAAAAGTTTTTTCAATCTCAATAAATCGCCATGCCTTTAAAATGCTCAATTTCATGCTGAAAAACTCGCGCCCAATCGCCTTCAAAAACCTTCGCCCTTTCTTGCTGTACTTCACCGTTTGGGCTCATGTACTGATAGTCAACAAAAACTTTCGACCATCTTTTCATTTTCTTCGTCGGCCTAAAAGCGTACGAATAACACCCCTCCGCTTCGATAATGGTTTTCTCTCCCCACCCCACAATAATCGGATTGATAATTACACGGCCATCATTAGTCACAAAAAAACATAAAGGATCATCTAAATTGACTTGGCAATGGGCGATAGCGAAAGCAAAAGGATAATTCCCCAACGGCTTTCGACACAATTCAATCATTTCACCGGCGATTTCTTTTATCAGATCATAATCAGCGGGCTCGACCCTTCGCGACTGCTTGCGGCAATGTTTTTGAATAATTATCATTTTTTAAATTGTTAAATTATTTTTTTGAAGAAACTTGAGAACCGTTTTTATTAATCTTTTTCTGGTCAATAAAAACCTTTTCAAAATCGCCTTTCTTTTTAATTACAGGCTTATTTTTAACCAAAGTTGCCAACTCCGGATCTTCAACATCTTCGCCATTTAATTTCAAAATATCCAAAACCCTTCCTAAATGCCGCGCACTCGCCTCATCAGCTTTTGACTCCGAAACAACAATCTGTTTCGTAGAAAATTCATCCTTCGATTTCCTTTCAAGAAACCATTTGGCCACATCGGGATTATCAAGCGAATCGTAAATTGTCCGGCGAGCCTTTAAAATCGGCCTTTGCTGTAAATCCTCCCACCTTTTCTTTAAAACAGGGAACCACAAACACCAATCGTCATAAGTTGAACGGCTAATCTTCGCATAATAACAAGCTTCGGGAATTGATGCACCGATTGAAAATGCTTGATCCATCTTATTCACCGTCGCTGTATTAAGTTTACTCGGCCCCTTCGGGCCGGTCTTCCCCCTCTTTTGCCCGCAAACTTGGCAAGTTGTTCGCCTTTGCCCTTTATGATTCCAATAAACATGCTTTCGACACCCGATCTTGATTTCTTGCATAACCTCATCACCAACAATCTTTTTGCCAGTAAACGCCGGTGAAAGAATCGGTTTTTCTTTTTTCTTAAATTTCATTTTTCATTTTTACATAAATAAAACGGTGCGGCCGCGTATTTGGGCTTTGCTTTTCGCTTCACCTTTTTCATTTTGCCAGTTCACATATTCAATATCACCCTCGACAAAAAGTTTCGCCCCTTCATGCACCCTCTCGGCGGCGTGCTCAGCAAATGGGCCGAACAAAGTTATATTGTGAATATCCGAATCCTCACACCTTTCACCGGCACCATCCTTCCAAAACCTCTTAGTCAATAACTGAAAAGTCAGCATCTTTCCACCGTTTCTAACCGTCGAAAGCTTCGCACCAACCAATACATCACCAATTAAAGAGCACCTGTTTAGATAATTTGACACAATAGATAAATTATATTACAAAACCCAATTAAACCAAAAAAGAAACCAGCAATCCTAGTAAAAATATCAATTCGGCGATCAAAGAAAGCAAAAAGAAACCCGAATAAAAAGAAGCAGTTGAACACGATCAGTATTATTTCTTGCCACATAAATCTATTTATTAAAATGATTACAAATTACACCGCCGCAAAAAATTCGTCAACAAAACATTTCGCTTCAACAAACCCCTTGCAACATCGAGCGTAAACATTCGACACCAAATTCAAAGAATCAATCCATTCTTTTTGTTCCGGAGATAATCGGCCGCCAGTCACGCGCTTCATTTCGATAAAAAGCAAAGCACCCTCAAAATTCTTTGACTGCCACGGCTCAATCACAACGACAATATCTGGCACACCCTTCCTCACGCCACCGGCACGGTTTTTCGCCATGATGGAAAAACTGCCAGTCCATGTATCGAGCGGTAAAGCTGAAAACCTTAATTTCAAAGAGGTGAGGTATTTCACTAACCGCCTTTGCTCACTAAATTCCTTCGGTGATTTCATCTCGAATCGTACCCCCTCAAAGCCATATTAATCGCGGCTCTAATTGTGCGGCCGAACGATTTAAAGCCAAGAATCGTCTTGAGCCTCTCTAATTTTTTTCTATCTTCTTCCGAAAACGAAATAGGAATTTGTCGTGATTTAGCCATTGCGCAAATTATAATACTTATTACCGATTGTTTCAACATTACTTTCAACTATCCGGAAAATCCGGACGGTTGGTTTAAACTTTTTTAAAAGTTTTGTTCGCCTCGTGTAGCGCTAATTTGTTTTTTGCTAAAAATTCACCCATCGCCTTTGCAGTTTCTTCATCTCGAACAAATTGAAACCTACTTTTTGCATCTTCGGGCTCATAAATAGCAATTGGGAAAAAGCCCCTAAGATGCAAAGACAGCCAACAGCAAGCAATATCAGCGTTGTCGGCCTCGACTTCCCAAACATTAGACATCACACCGATCCGAAATTTAGTTAGTTTTTCCTTATTCATCATGTGTTTTAAATTAAAAAATTATTCCTCAATAACCTCAAAGCTAATATCTTTCAGCGCGATAGCGGGGAAAAATTGATGATCTGTTTTCGGTCTTCCCTCTTGCCAATACCAGCGGTCAGGATCATGAAACTCGGCGGGTTTATTCATGACAAAATCCGGCACCCCATGAAGCCCCCGAACAAATATCAAACTCTTCCCACCAATCTCACCGCCGGTCAATTTAATTCGCTTCATAAAATGATTGTTTTAAGGTCTCCATTTATGTCAGTTTGGTAAATAACATCGCCGTTTTCGTCGACAGATAGTTTATAGATTGAGTAATAATCACTGTTATATCGGTTGCCGTCTATAATCAACTCATCATCTTTTCGCCATGAAACATAATACCCCTCCACAACAAACACTCGCTTAGGATAAGCTATCTTATGGTCTTTTAGTAAGGCAACAAGCGCGTTGTGCGATAGTTCCATGAACCCCCTTTGGCCGTACATCTTTTTCAGATTAAGCTCTGCCAGTCTTATTTCGGCGTTTTGTATGTCCAAGTTTATTTTCAATTTGTTAGTCATTTTGGGGTTTAAGGGGTAAATATTCATCCCGAAATTCAATCAAATTTTCTTTCATCTCCTCGTAATCCTCCTCTCCATAACCCCCATCTTTCAAAAGAGATTTCGCGTGAGTTTCAATCTCTTCATCCGAAAGACTCTCCAAAAGCTCCGCAAAACCGCACATTACAACATCGTTATTATGCCCATAATCCTTCGCGCAAGCCACTAAGTCCAAAATAATAAACCTATGTTTTTCATTCATTACTTTATTTGTTAAGGGGATTAAGCGTTTGAGGTAGGCAACTTATTCCCACTCCTCTATAGACATCAACCACATAACAAACCACTTCACCATCTTGAATTTTATAAATATCGGTATATTTATCATCGTATAGCATAAACCTTTCACCCTTATTAGAGCCCAATTCTTTTACCATTTCGCCCTCTGGCGTGGTAACTACGGTAATCCCGCAACCGACCAATAAACAGGCGGTTGCAATAATTAATTTCTTCATAGCGTTTTGGTTACTGGTTAGAGGTGTATTTGTCTAAAGCTGCATCATCAAAGAACTTCGTACCATGTGCGCTGTTGTATGATTTAGCTCTAAGATAGCCGGCAAAAACTGAATAGCTACTTCTTTTTTTATGACAAAGACAGCGCGTACAGTCCCCTTGGCAGTCACTACATTTAAACACATTCGCCATAATATTTCTTTGGTTACTGCCCTAGAGGGCTTTGGTTAAAATGGCAGATCGTCGAGATTTAATGGGGGTTCAGGTTGCTGTTCAGGTTGCTGTTCAGCCACATCTTTTTCACTAAGACACTTTGTTAGCAAGGCAAATAACATATTTCGCGCCTCGTTCGGATCATGCTTCTCAAATTCTTCATAGTAAGCGGCAAACCGATCCATAACTTGCCCCAACTCACACCTCAATTGCATTAATTGTTCATATTCTTGGTCGCGCTGTTCATCATTCATAATGTTTTGGTTACTGCCCTGTTGAGCCTAAATTGTAAACTGTCCAGCCTGACACCCACAAAACAAGAAAAGTAACCATCCCAATATCACGATTTACCATAAACAAAACAGACACTCCTACCAAAATCATACCTACAAATTTAGCCATTAAATTTTTCATCTTTCTTTCTTGTTATTTAATTGATTACTCCCCGCCCGCTTCGGGGGTGTTAGGTGCGAGTTGGCAAAGGGGTGGTAAATTTGCCTTACCACCCCTGTAATCCCCAATAATTTCCCTTGTAATCCCCATCTCTATTTCCATCTTTAGACTTTTTGTAATCAAAATCAGCCATTTCAGAATATTGGAGCCAATACTCCGGCCATGTCGCCTTAATTTTGTTGAGGTTGACATGATCCGCGCGAAAACAAAGCAACGCCAAAGCTTGAACAAACGAGCCACCATAACGCTCCATTGCCTCTACCACTCTATAATCTTCTTCGTTCATATTTTTTAAATTAAACTTGCACACCCACCATAACAAATCAATATTACATTGTCAATAAATAATACTACTAAAAATCAGTAATAAAATTCAGCCCAATTATCATGCAGATAAATGCGGCCGCACCTCCACCAACAACACCAAATGCCGCCCAAAAACTTGACTCATAAATTAGCGCCAACATCCAAGACAAGTAAGCCAGAACAGGAATTAACAACACCCCTCCTAAAATTCTTTTTTTCATTCCGTACATATTAAGTTTTATTAAATGATTTATGATTTCCCCCCAAATTCCCACCAAAATCCATCACAAAACCCCTTTTTATACTGCTCTTGCCTCATTTTTTCCCATCAATCAATGTCTTTACGAAAGCCATGCCAACAAATCCACACTTTAATTTTGCGCGCCCATCTAGCGATCAAATTAATTCCAATAGGATAGATGACCCTTTCCAATTTCGCCAAATCCATGTAGGCGTACCCATACCATTTCGGCATAACTTCAAAATCTTTAAGTTGCTTTTTCATGATTTTGGGTTATCGGGCAAATCTTTTTCAGCTTCAAATCTTAAAACACCAGCCCTCATTTTCTTACTTTGCTCAACTATTTTCTTGAAAATACTCTCAGCATCTTTTTCGTAATTCTCTTTTAAGCCATCGAGCACTTTTCCATATTTACTGTACCTAAAATAGTAACAATGGTCGCAATAAAACCTCTCATCATACCCATAAAAACCAGCCATCTCAACCTGCTCACTCGCACTGCAATCTTCACAAATATCACACTCACATAAACAGCACTCTTGACCGCTATCAATCTCTTTTGAACAGCAATCACAAATATTCACGATCGTCTTTAACTCAATTTCTTTTCCATCATAGGGCTTCAATATTTCAGTTTCAATTTTTTTCATAAAAGTATTTTAATTAAATCATTCATGGTAAGACAAAAATCTAGTTTTCTTTTTTCAGCTTCCTTCAAAAGACCCAAGTAATCATAGTGATTCAGTATTTCCAGCCCTTTACACTCAATTACATCATCCCAATCCCACGGTTGCATTCTGGTATAAGCCTCATTAACTAAAATTCCTTTTTGAGCTCGATTAACAATCCAATTCAAAATTGATTGCAAATCAATATCTGAAAGTTCAGAATAAAAAATTCTTTTCCCTGCCCTAGTTGTCCAATATTCTTCGCTCATATCTACCATAATTTTAAAGATAAAATGCAATAACCGTCCTTCAAACCCTCCGGAAACTGAGCCGCATGAAGAACATGCGTGATTTTTATTAAAGGGTGGCTGATTAACTTAGTGTCACCGCCGCGCTCACTCTTCGGCTCAATGTACTGGATGCGGTCGCCGGCCTGAAAATCTCGATCATTAAATCTAATTTCACAATTTTTCTCCCCAGAACGCACCCTTTCTAGCCATTGCTTATCAATTTTCAAAAAATGCGTTCTTATAAGAAATTTTAACTTCAACCCTCCCACATTTGCCTTGCTCTCCATCATTAAACCCCCACTATCTCCAAGTTCGCGCAACTCAGCGCCCTCATTCACCTTAAAATCAATTCGTGGAGATTTAGCCCTAACATTCGCCTTTTGATCTCTAGATTTAAAAGCGGCCACATCGGCGCTATCCTCCGAAGAGAGAGCCGAAATGAAAAAAGGAGCTACTTTATTTCCTTTTAAATTAGGCAAAGGGTGAATGGTGCCGTCACCTCCTTTAATTTCAAAGTCATCACATATCACAAGGCTAGGCCGTGAAGCACCTACGCCATCACCTCCTTTTCTCTCGATTTGATTGCTTTTAACTCTCGCATCATTTAAATCTTTAACCTTTCGATAAAAAGACGCACAGCTAAACAAATACTCATCATGATAAACGCCTCTTTCACCAGTTTCTATATCGTGAAATTTTTTATTTGTCGGATAAAGATCAACCCGCATCGAAGCCTCTTTACAGGATACACGATATTGCCAAGGAGTTAACTGTTTAACAGTTAGACCAAACTTCACAAGCTTACTAACCCAATCTAATTTTTCCATAATTCATTTTTTTAATAATATTTTTAATTCTTTTTTTGTACCATTTTAGAAAATTTTGTACTTTTTTCAACCACATTCGCCCATAAATAAAGCGCCATAATCAAACAAATCGTACAAAACCCCAACTGCACATCGTTGTTTATAGTGCTACCGAAAAGGTAAGTCATAAACGAAGCGACAAGAGCCGCCAAAGCCGTCAAGATGAAAGAGATTTTTTTTCTCATGTTTTTAAAATTAAGAATTTGAAGGCTGGTTATGGCCAAGACATTTATCGCACACCTCATTCCTTATCGCCTTATCAGCACTAGCGCATCGACATTGCGCAATTATAACCTCACATTGATCGCAAACTATTTTAAAATGTCCGTGTGTCATTTTTTTATGATTAATAATTCAATAATGCGAGTGTAACTAAGTAATACTTTAAAGTCAACTAAATAATATTACTTAACTATACAGATGTTAAAATTGTGTTATTTTTTGATCTTTGCCGTTGATAAACAATTGCTTGCTCACATTGATTTGCACCACGCCGACATCCAAAGCAAGCTCGAATATACCACCGGCGAGGGGCATAGCCTCAATAATCTCCGCAACACCAGCGCGAAGATGTGCCAACTCCTCCTCTTTCTGAACCGCAAGCGTTCGAGTCGATTGGTAATCAGAATCATGATCCAGATTTTTCAGCAATTCTTCTTTGATCGCCTTCACCGCATCTTTTGCAATTTGCGCGGCCTTTTTAGCATCTAAATAGTTGTCGTTATCTTCAACAGATTCTTTTTTCATCGTTCGCAAAGTGCTAGACAAATCGGCAAGCTCCAATTTCGCTTGGCAAAATTTTTGAATCGCCGCCTTCAACCTCTCCTTCGTTTTTTCTGAAACTTTTTCTTGTTCTTCCATTTTTGTAAAATTAAAAAGTAAATAAATTCGTTTTAAACCCCTTTTATGTGTCGAGTCGAGTACTAACTCGGATAAAGACAGAACGCGCGCGACAGGCTAAGTTTAGGGGGTAGATTTGTGTGTGTCACGGTGGTCGTGGCGCACTATCTTCGTGTGGGATTTTTTTCATTCCGATCGGTAAGTAATAAGAATTGGCTTCCAGTCGCATAAAACGACCGCAATGTATCGGCTTATGAGGCTTTTTGTAGATTTTTCTTAAATCCAAAATTTTGACAAAAAATTTATACTCACATTTCACGCATTGCATCGAGCCGATATATTCTTGAATCATCTTTAAAAATTTTCTGATAAATAATCAATGGCTTCCTTAACCGAATATTCTTTGTAAGCTTTAATGAAATCAATTGCGCTTCCACCTTTTCCGCATGAAAAGCAATAAAAAGTTTTACCGTAAACCCTAAGGGAAGGGCTTTTATCTTCGTGGAGCGGGCAATTTACATTGTGTTTAAAGCTAGAAATCCCGAATAAAGAAATAAAAACTTCCTCCATTTCGACACTTTTTGCCTTTTCATACTTAAAATCCCACGAATCATTAGAGTAAAAACCACTAAATTCTTTCAACTTAAATTCCATGCTTTTAATTTCGAACCTGATTTGTTTGGCTTCCTCTACAGCAAGTAACCAATCGATATAAATTAATAAACCTAAAAATGAAGATTTCTTGTCGATCAAAAATTCGCACTTTTTTTCACTAAAACCGGTGTAAAAAGCTTTTAAAAACTTAAATCTTTGCCTTTTTTCTTCCAAAATCTCTTTCAAATTTTGAACCAAAGCGGTGTCGAGAATTATGTTTTGTCTACTCATGAGGTTGGTTTGGTTTTTCGCTAAACTTGGAAATATCAATATCGAAATCAAGATTATATTGCCCCTCAGCTTTTCCATAGCGAACTTTTGCGGCTTTCACGATTGCATCTCTTGAATCACGATGCATCCGGTGAAGAATTAAAACAAAATCCGCTTCCTGTTCAATTTCGCCGGAGTCCCGAAGTTGATGAAGTTTTGGAATGACACCGTGTTGACGCATTGATTCGCGGTTAAACTGAGCGTTTACGATCACAACTGAATTTGTTTCGGACGCTAAAGCTTTGAAATTTTTACACATGTCGCCGATCACTCCGGCCTTTGTTTTTCCAGACGCTACAGGATCGCGCAAGTATTGGAGATAATCAATCACGATCAAATCTATCGGCCTTTTCAAGGCTTCCTTGCGTGCCATTAAGCAAACATCATCACTCGTAGCACGCGGCAAATGCACCATCTTGAAACGGTCAAGCATGGGCTTACAATGGGAAATAGCACTTTCCAACAAAGCATCATCGGACGCGCTCCGAAGATCAGAATGTTTGATTTTTGCGATTTGGGAAAACAGCTTGTCCATCATGTGCCCCTCGTCCATTTCCATTGAAAAATACAAAACATTTTGATCAAACATCGCGGCATTTGCGGCGATATTAAGCGAAAGACTAGTTTTACCGATTGATGGCAACGCGGCCAAAACGGTCAAAGTTGAAGGCTCCAAAACCACCCCTAGATCCAAAAAATCAAAACCAGTCACAAGCCCGAAAGTGCCGAAGTTAGCCAACCTTTCCTTCTTCTTTTCCCAATTCTCTCGATAAACACCGATCAAATCATTAAAACTCAACATTTCTTTTTCCTCTAATTCAACCTCAAGTTCCTTCGCCCTTCGAATTGCTTTTGACGGCGAAAGCTCCTTTGAGGCCTTTACCATCTCGCGCTCAACATAATTTTCTTTAACGATTTTCAGATACTCCAAAGCCATCGACTTATCAATATTTGGTTTAAAAGAGGCTTCAATTGAAACAGGATCATGCTTATTTTCACGCATTATCATGTAAATATCGCCGGTGGAAACCTTTCTTTTCTCAGCGTTTAAATCAACCATGATTTCGTAATAAGCGCGACAATCAGCAGTTGAAAAGTAATAAGACTTCAAATCAAGCACCCCGATCAACTCGTTATTTTCGGCCATCAATTTCAATAAATTGGCCTCTATTTCAAAGATACTAGAGTTTTTCATTAATCATTTTTTTTAGAAAGTTTCATTATTTTATCACCATTTTTGGTATCAACCCAGTAAGAATCGCCGCTGTCATCAACGCACAAATCAAAACCATTGGGGCGATTTTCACCAGTTTCTAAAATCCTGTGACCCAAAAAACTCACCGGCCGACCGTTGACGATTTTTCGTTTGTTCATTTTCGACCGATCCCAAAAAATCAAAACCTCGCGCTTGCGCGTTGTATTTTCTTTTTCTTCTTTGTTTCTTCTTATATCTTCTTTAATAGTGCTCACTTGTTGCTCACTTGTTGCTCGTTTGTTGCTCATTTGTTGCTCATTCTTTTGCTCACTTTGTTGGTATAAATTCCAATTTTTAATGGTAATAAGCCTTTCTTTGTTTGTTGTTTGTTGCTCAATTTGATGCTCAGAAATGAAGAGTTTTAGTATTCGCTCCACCTTGCTTCTATCAACTTTGCAGGCCTTAGCCATTTTTAGGCGGCCTGTAATCAACTGGCCGGGCTGAATTGTTATCAACTCCCCACCAAAGAAAGCTTTCGACGATGCATAGTTGGCATGTGTTAATAAATAAGCCCAAATATGGAAGTGGTGAGAGTCCTTGTTGATTACTGGGTTTAAGAATGCTTTTTTATGAAGCTTAATCCATCCGTTTTTCTCGCGCATTTAATAATTAGAAACAAAATAATAAAAAACCAAAACCCCACGCCGCCAAAACAGCAAAGAGTGCCAAAACAGCCGTCTTAGCCAAAACAAAAATTTCCCGACGCAAGTAAACATTTTTCATTTCAATTTTTTAAAAGGTTTATGTACAATTTATTTTATTTTTGTATCAAAAGCAAGCTTTTTTGTACCATTTTTTTATTTAGGCGACTGCTTTTAATTTCTAAATTATTGTTGTTCGCAAATATTTTTTTGATTTTCTGAGGTAATTGTACATGGCTATTTTCATTCGGCAATCCGATAAATAAACCTAATTTTAAGTTAGCGAAAACGCGCAATTTGTTCATTAGATCCTCAAACTGGATCGTCGAAAGAATTGTTGTGCTGATTAAATCGAAGTGGTTTTTAATTCGGTAGTGGATTTTTTCAGGGGGCTCGCGGAAGTATCTTGAAAAACTGTCCACGACAACCCCCCAATAATATGCATTTTCCTCTACTGTCCTTTGTTTTACTCGCATTTCTTGATTGAATTTAAGAATCGAATAACTTCGGCGTGCTCTATTCGAATAGTACGCGGGCCATAGCGCACCACTCGAATCTTCTTTTCCTTAATCAACTGATTGATTTTTCCTGATTTAAAAGGGAAAAACTTGCTTTCGGAAAGGTCCTTAATTGAATATTCGATGTTTTCCATTTTTGCTTTATTTAACATCTAATCGCGTGCTTCGGGTAAGTTCGGCACCGTCAATCTTTTTTCCCGCTTTAAGATCAGCGGCGATCGCTCTTTTATCGAGAGAACTGACCTCCTTAATCTCAATTTTCGTGTAACTTTCTAGCTTTGACTCGTCGGTAATGAGAACGGCGGCGGGATTCTGCTTAATCGTAGCTTGAAACGCGGGAGTTTTTAAATCGCCGGTAGTTTCAACAACCGATTTCAGAAACTTCATAGTGTTAGCCTCTCTCGACTCACAAAGCCCCTTTAACTGCTTTAGGTTTTGAATTTCAGCTTCGATCGCGACAATGCCGGCACGCGCAATTTTAATCTTTTTAACCAAAGCGATTTTAAGATTTTCGTTTTTAACATCATCGACGGTCGTTAAACCCTTCATGATTTTATCTAACAATTCTTCATCCAATACCTCACCGGTTTCTGGATCAATAATCGAGTCGATGACTTCCTGTTCTTCTTTTGGCAATTTGTAGATTTCCATTTTTTGAATTTTTAAATAAATAATTAATTTTTGAATAAATAATTTTTTCCTTACTAGTTAATCATGGCCCAAAGCCCAAGTCCTAGATGGAAGACAATAAGATCAACCGACCTCCCAAACCATATTTCGCTGGTAGGGCCACTTTCGGGACGGAGAATTAAGCCGTAAAATCCTGAGCTGATAAAGATTAAACCAGAAAGGAAAAGTACAACATTTGTAATCATTTTTTGAGGGGTTATCTGAGGCCGGAAATCCCGACCTCGCTTTTTCGAATAAGATTAAAGGTCGCCAAACGGATCATCTTCACCTTCGTCGACGGCTGGCCCGTCGTTATTTGGGGCGCTGTCTTTCTTTTTATTTATCCCGAAACTAAAATTTTCAACAATCATCTTCATTTGATAATGCTTCACGCCATCTTTTTCGTAATCATTATTTTCCATGCGGCCCTCAAAGAAAGCGTTATCGCCCTTCTTCATGTACTGAGCGATTGCCTCGGCCTGTTTACCCCACGCGGTGAGGTTGTGGAAAGTTACTTGGCTTTGTTTATTACCCTCTTTGTCTTTCCAGTCGCGATTTGTGGCAATACTGATACTGCAAACGACGCTTCCACCGGGTAGTTGTTTTAACTCAGGATCTTTGGTGAGATTACCGAATAGCATTACTTTGTTGATATTCATGTTTTTTGGGTTATGAAATGAATAATATTTTAATTCCTCTTTTTCCTACTTGGCCTCTTGAAATTGTTTTTTAACTCGAATTGTTTAGAGGCGGCTTTATTAAGGGCTTTCACTCCGGCGTTTGGATCTCTTTCCATCTTTCGATATTTCTCTTGCTTCTTTTCCTCTTCGTCAAGCCACCCTTGAAAATCGCTTACCCTTGTTTCGTTTTTTTTTGAATTTCCTTTCTTTCGGTAATTCGTTTTTTAATCGCTTGAACATATTTCACCAACATATCTTCCCCAATTTCTTCCGGCGTTCTATTCAAAACGATTTTATCAAACTCTTCTTTCGCTTTGTCGGGAGTCCATTTCAATAATTTGGCATACCCTTTAAACTCTTTCTGAAAATCTTTGAAAAGCTTTGTTTCTTTGGTGGCTGTAGCCTTTTTGGGCTTTTCGGCTTCCTCTTTTGCCTCCAAAATCTCCGGATCATCCATAAATTCGTCAGGGTGATTTGATGGGTTTGAATCCAACCCCATCTGTAAACCCTTGTAGCAATCAATAAGCTTCGTTTGGTCGGTAGAAGAATACTTTTTTAATGATGGTAAAAGTTTCTTGTTTTTGAACTCGAGTAATTTTTCGGAGTCGGTAAAAGTTCGCATAAAATCACACACTTTTTCAACCGAAGGTTGTGATTTCGCGGCGGTAGACGGTGCCGTCTTTTCCTCGGTTTTTTCAACGGCTTCGCTAGAATCGAAGGCCTCGACAGAATCGGGCTCGGCACCAGATTGTGACCACGCCAACAATTCCTTTCCTGTTTCTTCGGTGATTTTAAACTCAGGACGGCCCACGAACATTCCAGTTCTATCCTTCCCCGCGATCGCTTGATTGCTCATGTCCAATTCAAAATTCACACTTAATTCATACTCAAAACCGTCCCTCTGAACTTCTTTTAGACCCACTTTTGTTACCCTGCTTTTTCCATCCGTTCCACCATTATCCATCACATAATCTTGTTTTTTTCTGACAGTTGTAATGACATGAGCATCGGCCTGCAAAATCGCTTGAATAAATTTGTTATGGCGGGGAGTGATTTTTGACCAGTTAGTGAAAGAATTTCCGATCATTTTAGAATGAACATCCAACAAGCCGCCATCGCCATCCCATTCGTGACTAATCGAATCAATAATAATCACCTCCATTCCACTTTTAACGCAAAGATCAATCGCTTGAATATATTTTTCAGGGGTAAACGGTGCGCGAAGGTCGATAGTGTTGTAATCGCCGAACTTCTCATAAAAAGAGGAGGAACGATTTTCTGTGTCGATAACGCAGATTTTATCCCACTTAGCGACCCCGCCAGCCAACTTTAACGCTGAATAAGTCTTCCCTGATCCCGCTGGCCCAGCCATCCCGATCTTAAATTTCAATTTCTTTTTTTCCACTTTCACTATTTGCATAGAATTTGGGGGTTATTTATCATTTATTATTATTAACTATCATTAGTTTACATGAGTAAAATGCAAAGTCAATACTTTTTTCAATAAAAATATACAAAAATCGCCTAAATTTGTACCGTTTTATTTCTTTTAGGGCGATTTTGGGGTTTGGCAAACCAATCGGGCTTACTGGTGAGGTGCCAATAGCCACAACTTTCGCAAAAATAGGCTCTTTGTGGAAGATTTTTCCGGCGTTGTTTCTTTGAAAAATTCATTACGGTTTGCGCGTGCTTCTTGTTTTCGTATCGCTTTTTCCCGCAATACCAGTTTTTTTCTTCCGTTTGAGTTGCTTGAATCCGCGCCGGCTTTTCTTCCCTAAAACATCTTAAACAAAGATCTCTTCCTTTACCGATTGAAATTAAGCAATTTGAGCACCTGTTCATGGTCTTTTTTTAATATTTTTTTGCAAAGTTTAATCCCTTTTAATGCGTGTCGATCTTCAATATTTTCTTTCAAAACCATTTCCCAGTAAAACATCGCCGCCGAAAAATTGTTAAGATTAAAATAAATCACACCCAAATCAGACGCGGCCCCCTCTCTAACTTCGGGGTATTTAAGCATTGCCTTGAGCATTGCAATCCCCTCCTCAACTTCGCCCAAATGGTATTTTACCCATCCAATATCCTGAATGATTATCATTTCATAAGGCATCAGCTCTTTTGCCCTTTGAAGCCAAACCAAAGCCTCTTTATATTTTTGTTCTTTGACCAACACACAACCCCAATTTCTGATCACATCGGGACTGTCAGGGTTAAGCTCCAAAGCTTTTTTAAGCGGGGCCTTTGATTTTCGCACCTGATTTCTAAACAAATAATTTTCACCCAACATCGCATAAATCACCCAATCATCCAAATCCTTATTAAGCTTTTTCAATAAAAATTCTTCGCATTCTTTAAATTGTCCAGCGTCCCAAAAATTATAAACTTGATGTATTTCAAAATCCGTCATCGAAAATTGCTTTAATTATTTGATAAGCAACCTGAGGTACTATTGCATTTCCGAGGGCTTTAATTCGGTGTGTCCGACTGGGTATCCCATCATTGCCTCTAGTAATGTGGGGTGAGGGTAGGAAGTTTTTCCAGTCGTGCCATATATCTGATTTAATACATCCCTTAAAGCTGATTTTTTTGCGCCTTTCCTTTCCGTATTGGGCGCTCTTCCCCCTTTGTGGTCGCTTGCTGATGGCGTGGGCAATAACCCATACCCGATCTCTTCGATGGGGAGCGTTGACGGCACAAGCTGGAATAATGACCGGCCAGACTTCATACCCTTCGCTTTCCAAGTCAAGGCACACTTCTTCGAGTGCCAAGTTGACGATTCCAACAACATTTTCACCAACAATCCACTTTGGCCGACATTCCTTAATAACGCGGAACATATGCGGCCAGAGGTGGCGGTCATCGTCTTGCGCTCGCCGCTTTCCTGCGACGCTGAACGGTTGACAGGGGAATCCTCCTGTAAGCAGATCAATTCTTCCAAGCTCGTTTGTTTTAAGTTTTTTAATGTCACCATAAATGGGGGAGTTAGGCCAATGTTTTTTTAAAATTTGCTGACAGAACGGATCAATTTCACAAAAAATATGTTCAGCCTAGATCGCCCAATCTACAGCAAGGGCAAAGCCGCCGATACCAGAAAAAAGATCCAAATGCTTAATCATTCCAAATTGTTAAAATTGATAAAAACATACTACCGAAAATCACTATAAAAAATAAAATGCAATCAAAAACGGTATCAACCGGCGGGGTAGTATGCGTCGAAACATAGCCAATACACCCGAATAAAACGATGATCGAAAGGATCTTTTTAAAAGATTTCATTATTTATTTTTTACAAAATTGATCTAAATAAGTAGAGGGAAGGTGGCAAGAATAGCTCGAAACAACGCTCTTTCCATCCGTAGCCTCACAAGCCCCGCCTCCTCACATTGCTTCATTTCCTCGATAGTTCTTGCGTTGCGCTCAAACCCGCTATCCGAACATGAAGCGAATAAAAGCGCTGTCAAAATTAAAATTTTCTTCATTTATTGGCTTGTTTAAGGATTTTTTCTAAACTAACCGGCTTATATTGCGTGTTTTCAATCGCAAGTAGCAAATGGCGTTTTTCATACAATTTTTTAACCTCCTCCTCTTTACTTCGATGGTCGGAATTGTGAAAGTGCCCATGAATATTAAAATCGACATGATCGGGGATTAATACAGGCTTATGCGTAAAAAGAATTTTTTTCCCAAAGTATTTGGCCTCAAAAGCGTCGCAAACAAAATCCCAACCTCTTTCAAGATACCAACTATCAGATTTATGGTCATGATTTCCCCTAACCAGAACCCTTGTCATGTAAACGCCAATTGATTTCATCAATTCATCATGCCAGTACTCATCATTGCCGATGCAAACATCGCCCAAATGAATCAAAAGGCCCTCAGTTGGTAGCTTCGCAAGTTCTTTCAAAATAAGCTCGCTATGATTTTCCGGCCTACCGCACCAGTCAACCATGTTGTCGTGGCCCAAATGCGTATCAGTCGTTAGATAAATTTTCATGTTTTCATGCAAATTAAAGAAATAATACAGCCAATCAATCAAAATTTCTTGCTTATCAAAGGACTTACGGCATCTCCCAAACTTCTTTCGCATCATCCCCCAAATAAGCGGCTACGAGAAGGTCGATTTCTTGGGCTGAAAAGCATTCTTTTCGCACAAGGGTACTTCTCAACACCTCCCCTCGCGCCAACGCCTTAAATCGAAACTTTTGATAAGGTGTCATTTCAAAATCTCTAAAATAATAATTATGACCAAACCCCACAACGCCAATAACCCCACGCCCTTAAAAACTTCCGCCACGCCACCCGCGACCTCCTCCCCAATTGTTCTTTTTTTTATTTCCATATCATTTTGTAAATTATTTTTTCCTAACGACCTGAATTTTTCCGTTAACCGTCCGCACTTTATCGCCGAATCTGATTTGACCGGCGGCCTTCTGATCCAAGAAATCAAACGCTTCAACACCTTCCTCCGACTTCACAAGAAATCTTACTTTTTCGATTTTCATTTCTTCCATGACTTTGATTTAAAATAGACTTCCTAGCCTCCTCCGATTGTTTCCGTAAAGCCTCTTTATAAACAGGGTTACTACCGGCGCAACTACATTCTTCCCAATAAACATCTCCAAAACTTCCAGACCAAAACCCTCCCCTGTCTTCGCAAAATTCACAATGCATCATTTTTAATTTTTGCTAAAAAATCTAGCGTGCATAATATCAATGACTTTTTTAATCAACTTCGACTTCACTTTGATTTCCAAAACCTTCGAAAGGTCGGCAATCTTTTTTTCATAAACAGGGTCTAAATCTATGTGGAGAGCCATTTTTTAAAGTTACTTTTTAAGTGATGCTTTAATTATATACAAAAAACGCACAAAATCAACCCTTTTTTTTCAAAATGATACATTTTGTGGGTGTTTTCATACAAAAATAGACTGTAAATAAATCTCCGTTTTGTATACATTTCCTCAAAGAAGTATATAAAAATTGCCGTTTTGTATACATTCAAAAAGCCCCGCAACCGATTAAGGCTATGGGGCTTTTTCCTCCCCTATTAACTAACCCGCATTCAGCCGTGTTAATGGGGTATTTACTGGGGGCTGAAACATAACCCAAAGTAACATGGGTACTCGAATTTGTTACAAATGCGGAAGACCCATAGTCTTTCGTACAAGAAAGGACGGGACAAAAAAAAATATCCCGTCCATCCAAAATGCTAGAGTAATCTAGCTATTGAATCCCCGAAAGTTTAGAGCCTAGGGGATTCTTTAAGCCCCGCAACCGATTAAGGCTATGGGGCTTTTTCCAAGCACAGATACTGCAAAAAGATTTTAGCTTACATTTCCGTTGCGCGTCCAGTAAGATTTTTCACCTCTTGCCGAATTTGCATCCAGTCAATATTCCCGCGAAACTCGATCTCGCCTCTTAAAATCATGTCAATCACGGGCGCGAATCTCACAACATAATCTTGAATATCGCCGACTAATCCGCGCTCTTTTAAAGTTCCGTAAGCGGCAATATGCGCGTGTTGCTCATTCGGGGTTTTTTTGATCATTCTTGGCGATTAAATTGTGAAATCTTTCAAGAATTGTAGCCAGTTCATAATCTTTAATTGTTCTTCCGTTTATGGTGCCAATCAAATTATTTTTAAGGCAAAAATCTACTCCTTTTTTCGCCCAATCCGGCACCTCGGCCGAAACTTGCTTTTCTTTATCCGGACGCGCGTTGACCTCCTTAATCCATTCCAAAACATCAAAAGTCCGCTCTTGCACCCAAGCCTTTGACTCTCCGGAAGGATAATAACCGAACTTTCTTTTCCAATAAGCTTTTTGAAAATCGTACATTTTTTTATTCCAGCCCTCGATGTGCATGTGAGCAAATGAAGTACCGCTTTTGCCCACCTTCATAATCTCTTGACCCTCTACGAATTTTTGACCGGCCAATAAAAGCATTTCGGATAGATGAAGAACGCGAACCCATCGGCCTTCGCTAGGAAAATAAAGCACGCAATAAAGGCCCAGCCCGCCATTTTCACCTTTCGGCGAAACATACTCCACAACACCATTCATGATCGCGAAACCGGGTGCGTTCAAATCATCGTTACCATACCCTTTATTCAGGTCGATACCTGGGTGATAAACCTTATGGGCCGCATAGTACTCCAAATATTCTAAACCGTGACGATGAGCGTCGAATTGCATTGGTAAAACTGCCATAATCTAATTTTTTAATAAAATACTGTGTTTTTTATGACTGCTGAAAGCCCATCTTTTCCGTCCCCGCCAGCACCGCCATCGTTTGCTATTGTGTTGCTATTGGCCCCATTAGTACCCTTGCCAGAAAGATTTCCACCACCAGCGCCGCCGCCGCCAGGATTATGAGCCGCGCCAGAAGTCCCGACTCCACCAGTCCCACCATCGCCACCGGCTTTATTAACAGTCGGTGAACCTGTTAGCGTTCCTCCATAAAGAGCCAAAAACAAACCGCCAGCACCACCACCACCGGCACCAGAAGCGTAAAAATTAGATCCGCCACTAGAAGATTGCGCCCCTCCGTTTGCACCGTTGGTGCCCTCAATATTTATAACTGTAGTTGAAAAAGTTAAATCTCCCAAAACCTCAATAATAACACATCCTCCGCCAGTTCCGCCAAGCCCGCCGGCAGTACCGACAATCTCATTTGATCCGGCACCAAGACCGATACCTGACCCTCCACCGCCACCACCAATACCGCCACAATAAAGAATTGTTCGCGATAAAATAAACTTTTCCAAATCCGCTTCAGCTATGTCACGCTCTGCGGCTACGGCGACACCGCCATCACCTCTTAAGCCGTCGCCGTCATTTTTCGCCCCTCCGTAGCCACCTGGTGCCGTTGGTGCAGTCCATAAATGACTGCTGTTATATGGAATAGTGCCGGGCCCACCACCCCCCTGTATTCCGCTCCCGTTATTACCAGCACGCCCCCCTTTACCATTAAAATTAAAAGTCCAATCTGTTAAATCAGCGTTACCCCTCACCCTAATCCATAAAACGCAACCAGTTGGCGTGATTGTGAAAGTTTTTCCTCCACCTTGCGCGGCGGCAATTGAAGTGTAATCTTTAATAATTAAAGTGTCATTTGAACCAGCAATTGTAATATCTGCTGATCCATCAATAGCCCCATCACTACTATCGCCACCCATCAAGCGATTTGCGACAATTGCTTGCAAAGTTTTTAATGGAGTCATGTATTTCGCGTCGTCGCTCCCTGCCTCCGCTTCCGCTTGACTTGCCTTCGTTGGCACTGGTGGCACATCATTACTCGGTGTCATCATTTGCCACCAATCATTATCAGCATCATAGCGAACAGTGATAATGGAGCCCGATTTAATATCATCTGTAACCAAAACATCGCTTGTGCGAATCCTAATAGCTTTTGCGCCCAATCCATTTACATTCAAAGTCGCCGCATCGGTGTTTGCAGTATTCGCTTTAAAAGTCACCTCCATTCCATCCACCAGCTCACTAATCCCATTAATCGTCACCGCATAAGAATCATTCGCCCCAGCATCTTCATCATAATGCACAACATCGGGCTCTACATATTCAGATATTCTTGACCAACTACGCGCATCGGTAATAACGCCGCCGGCTAAAGTTGCCAAAATCACATAAAAATCATCAAGAGGGAGCGCCGCGACCTTTTCAACCGTCGCCACACCAGTCCCATCAACAGAATTTGCCGAACCATCCAAAACCTTATCTTTGTCTATTCGAACAATGATCCAGCCGTTGCCACTCGTGTCCACAACAGTCGCTTGCGTCACCCTAACCGGTACCAAAAAAACTTCACTTGGCGAAACATTATCACGCGTTACCTGAACAAAAGCCATGCCGGTATCAACCTGATTGAGCGTAACCTCAAGCTCGTTGTCATAATTTTGCCGCACACCCGGTGTAACAATCGCACTTGCGAGCGATTGAAAATTAAAATCCCTATTTAGATTTGTGCCATTCAGCACTCCAACAAGAACGGCCATTTTAATTTTTTTAAATTATTTTAAAGAGAGTCGAATTTCTTTGTAGTTTGTTTTCAGAGGTTTATTTGGAGTCGGTTTTTTTGCTTTCTTAACCAAAACCCTCGGCGATTTCGCCCATTCCTCCGCTTTCAATTTTTTTTGCTCTCTAATCGCCCTTTGCTTTCCATCAATTCCAATATGACAAATGCCATCTTCGCCGCATTTCCAGCCGATCACACCTTCTTTTTCACATTCGATAATATCCATAAATTAAGCTTATCAAACTTTTATTTTTAACTCAATTCCAAACTACGCGTCCGCGCCGATAGTTCGGATAAAAAGGATTCCATCGTCACAACTGATTTTGATTGTGTGGAAAGAACAATCGAGGTATTTGGGGTTTTATTTTCAAAACTGCATGTTTTTTTCAACACTTTTAGGCTTCCCGAAAAATCCACAAGAGGGCTTCCAAGCTCAACTAAAACATCAACAAGATCGCCAACCTTCACTTTTTTGAAATCTTCAACTGAAATATTTACATCAAACGATTTTTCTTGTTGAGAAACTGCCCTTTTATTCAAAAACTCTTGAGTTTGAGTTTCAATATTGCCTTCATTAAAAGAAACAAACTGCTCAACCGAACCAAAAACATCCAAATCACCCACTTTCACAAATTCATTTCCGGCCTTATCTTTCCCGATCACTCTTGTCGCTAATTGGCTTCCTCTCCTTATATTTTGGAAATTGATGATGTTGTTTTCGTTTGGACTGTTTACATTCCAAATAAAAGCCAAGTAATCATCGCCGCTAACCGTTCGATCAGTTCCTATTGTCGGCTCGATGATGATTTCATTTCTCACTACATCCCATTCACAATCAAAAAGCTCCGCAATGTCCTTCAAAATGTCGTAATAATAAACCCCCGATAAATATTGCTTCCCGATCACATCCGAAAGGCTCGTAACATACGAAAGCGCAAGCTCCGAAGCCCCTTTTCTTGCATTCGCTTCGTTAATGATCGCGGTTAGCGCCGTCGGAATATTCACCGCCGACCAGTTTTTATCTGTCAAAATGCACTTTCTTTTCAACCAATCCTTTTCGCCTTTGCATAAAACAGT